CCGGGGGAGTGGGGGTCTGGTGGGAACGCACCCGCCGCCTACTTAGCCCCTTAAGCAAATTTAAAATAAAAAAGCCCTTTCAACACAAAGGGATACGGTGTATGGACAAAGACATGAAGAGAGCATTAAAAACAATACTAAGGTTGCCGATTGTAGTAGCAATACTGATATTGCATGGTATAAATCCATTCAAGTCACTAGCTGTTACATCTCCACAGATGCGGCGACGGTTGAGCGATAAGGAAAAAGAGTACCTCATCAATACTTGCATAACAGAGAGAAATTCAAATGTGCTTCGAAAATTCATCTATGAACGATAGCACATATCCAATTCACACAAGATAAAATTTCAAGAGTTACGTTCGATAACAAGTTTTCAAAATTTTTCAACAACAAAAAAGGCAAGGAGGCTTCGGCATGGGACCTGCAAGAGTGAAAGTTACAAATCCGAGCAATAGCTGGCGCGGGACGGAATGTTTCATAGATGATCACAAAGTGAAAAATGTTCGTTCTGTTGATTTCCACGTTGGTGTGGATGAAATTCCGACATTCGAGTTTGAAACTATCGGCTTTCCGGATATCGACATGACCGGCGATGTAAGATTCGAATTTACACCCGAAACAGTTCAAGAGGAGGCAGCAGTTCTCCAACATGAGGTTAGAATCAATTGCGAGTTTTACAATGCATTTATAGCGGGCATTGAAGATCTTTTGCGCAAGGATCATTTTAAGTCGACAAGCGAACTTGCTGAAAAGATTACGGACCGGATATTTGGTCTCGAAAAATAAAAATTTTTGAAAAAAGAGGTTTTGAACGATGGCAAAAAGGAATTGCGGAAATTGTGACTACTGTGCGGAGAACGGTCTTGATCTGGTTTGCGTAAATGAAGAGAGCGAGTATCTGTCAGATTTTGTTGAACTGAGCCACGTTTGCGAGGACTGGCAAGGCACATTGGAGGACGAGGAAGAATGAGAACATTAAAAACCGTTACAACCGTATTCGTCGGAATGCTAATGTGGATGTTTCTACTGTTTACCAAAGGTTTGTGCTGGAAAGATAAAAAAGATAGAGCAACTATTGTTGGTTTTGGATTGATCGAGATTGTCTATGCGCTTAGTTTGATCTGCATGTGGGCTTGAAAATCTGGAATGGTATATCGCGAGGCATGCAATTACGGTGAGGTGCACCAATAGTCCGTGAGGTCGGTTCGACTCCGGCACATTCCATTGGTTACCATATATCTGGCATTTTGGTAACCCTCCTTGGCCGCTAGGATGATTCTGTTAAGGGCGGAGCATGACCGCCCGGCGGTTTTAATGTCGTTGCACATTTCTTGTAAAACATGGAAAGTGTACATATCCATGCAAGCGAATGTGATTGAGTGGTAAAACGCCATGTATTGCAATCTTATGGGTAGCGCCCGATGAGATGTATCTGACTATCTGGATTAGCATCCGGAAAAAAGAGAAAGCGGAGTAACCTCTGACTAACAGAACCTTGCACTTAGTGGAGTATGGAGCAAGTGAAAACTGAAACTCCACGCCCGCCATCATAGCTCAATAGGGAGAGCAGCAGACTAGTATGCAGGTTCCCGGTTCGAATCCGGGCGGTGGCTTTTTATTTTTTTGAACATTGACAGTTGAATATTGACGGTTGTAGTGGTATTATTTTTACCATAAATTTACGAAAGAGGTAAAAGAATGTTAGACAAAGTAATTAAAGGAACAAATGAATGCTATGTATGTGGTGATACGATAGAATGGGAAAGTAATAGAGTACAATCAATTGGGAATTTTGCGGTGCATAAAATCCCTGATGTTGAAGCAGATATTACAGCTTGCGGAAAGAACGAAAACGGAACTGTAAAATTTGAGATTTTATGTAAATGTCCCAATTGCAGAATAAGCAATAAATTTTATAAAGATGTGGAAATATAAAAGCACCATACCAACCGTCAATATTCGATGGTTGGTATTTTTTTACGCAAAAATGAGGTGTATTTGCATAGATGTAAGAATAATTGCTGAGATCAGGGAGGAAAAATATGAACGAAGTAGAACATTTTTTTGATATGGAAATCGAAATGGCTAAGAAATATATAGATGCCGAGGCTATATGCTTTAATGGTGTGGTAGTCGGCAAGGAAATAGCGAATAAGCTTAACCAAGCGCATATTTCATTCTGCACAAATGCAAAATTGAGTTTGAAAAACTCAGTAAATGAACCGGAATGTGAATTTCGAGTAGATGTCGACCAATTACGCGCAGAGAATGAACAGCTTAAGAAGACGGTTGATATGTACTACGAAGAGAAAAATGAATATCAGGGAAAAATCAAGGAAATGCAGTCACATATTGACTGCTTAAAGGCTGAATTGAAAGAAGTTCAGGAATCAACCGAATTGCCAACAGCACCTATTGATGTGGCTAAAATGCTGATTGAAGCAAGTAAGGAAAGAGAGACAAGCAGGTGTGAGCGTGCGCTTGGGGCGCCGGATAAAATATCATATGAAATATATTCAATTTCCGATTTGCGCCAGATTGCGGAGCATTTGATTGTATATTGCAATGCGAATCGAGAGGAGCAGCATGACATTATCTGAATTTGCAGAGAGAATAAGCCCGATTCCATTGTCCCCCATCCAGAAAGATATTTTGACCAAATTGGAAAGCGTGGATAATTTTGAAGAGTATTGCATGGTTATTAGCCCGGGGAGAGCAGGAAAGACAATGATGTTGAATTTGATGGAGGAATATAAGAAAATGGCGCAGTTATCCGAACAAATCAAGCAGAATGCCGACAAGATAGCGGAAATACTGGTAAGGGGAAAGGACGTGGAGATCCGCAAGTCGAAAGACGGCATCAGCATAGCGGCAATCTCAAAGAAGGTGGTGCAAAGATGAAGAAAATTCCAACATTGTTTGAGCGAGTGTATGAAAATCACAAGATTGTTGACATTTTGCCGAACGTTACACCCGGCATGGAGTGGGTTCTTGCGGGCGAGGGAATAGCCACGGTAAAATATGACGGTTCTTGTTGTGCGATCATAAATGGAGAATTGTACAAAAGGTATGATGCCAAGAAAGGAAAGCCGGTTCCTTCTGGTGCCATCAGATGCCAAGAAGAGCCGGACGCGGTAACTGGTCATTTGCCTTGCTGGCTAAAATGTGATAAAAGCAATCCGGCTGATAAGTGGTTTTTTGAAGCATATTACAATACATCAATGTGGAGCAATCAAGGATTGGCTTTGCAGGATGGAACGTATGAAGCTGTTGGTTTGCACTTCCAAGGAGACCCATATAATTTCGGAGAGGACAGCTTGATTAAACATGGAGAAGATGTCATTAGAGTTGAGCGAACCTTTGAGGGCATAAAGCAACATCTTTCCGAACATTACATTGAGGGCATTGTATTCTGGAAAGACGGCGAGCCAAAATGCAAGATAAAGCGGAGCGATTTTGGATTTTCATGGAACAAGCATTAGGAGCAATGGTGAATACCAAGAGTTATGATATATATGTAAGCGAATAACGGTGTGTCCGAGATGGTGGATGCATAACAGCATAAGAGAGCGTGCTACTTTTTTATTTTTGAAAGGTGGTGCGCTCTTTTTTGGTTTCAGAACATACCCGGCAGTTAGCCAATTCAGTTAAAAACAGCATACAGGCAAACGGAATTAACAGCCGGGATTTGCAGGATTTACTTGATATTGCGGTCAATGCGATTGAAGAGGAAAACGATACCAAATGGGCGTTGAATGTCACGAAATACATCAAGGAATGTTGCGAGTACGGTATTGCGAACCGGATCGAGATCCTGCAGCTTGATGATCTGGAATGGAGAACGCTGAAAGCGGAAGCACCGTACTGGTTTGAAAGCTTCCTGCTGTACATGGAACGAAAGCGCAGACCGAAAAAAAGATTCTATCAGCCGAGACAGAGAACCTTGCATGTTGTGGCAATGGATTTGCAGGATTTGGAAGATGGAAAACTGGATTTCTACGGGCTATCATTACCTCCTCGTGTCGGCAAGTCCACAATCTGCATTTTCTTCCTTGCCTGGGTTATCGGACGCAGACCGGAAAGCCACAATGCTATGTCCGGTCATTCCGGAATATTGGCAGACCGGTTTTACAACGACGTTTATAAGCTGACCACAAGCGAGGAATACACATTTTCTGAAATTTTCCCAAATGTAAAAGCACCGAAGACATCCTCCGACAAGAACGAATTGCGGTATGACGAAGTAGAGAGTTTTGCAACATTGACCTGCCGAGGAATTGACGGAACGTGGACGGGTGCAGTTGATATCAGCGCGGACGGATATCTGTATGTAGATGATATGGTTCGGGATCGAACCGAATCATTAAGTCCGAAGCGATTAGAGGCAAGATACCAGGACTATTTGAATGTGCTGGTTGACCGTAAAAACGACGGATCCCGTGAGTTGATGGTCGGAACGCGGTGGAATGTGCTGGATCCGCTGGGAAGAGTGGAAAAGAATAATAAAGACAATCCACGGTACCGGTTCCGAAAGATCCCCGCACTTAACGAAAAAGATGAATCCAACTTTGAATATGATTACGGCAAGGGATTCTCAACGCAGTACTATCGCAATATGCGCAAGAAGCTGGATAAAAATGAGTGGATGGCAAAATACCAGCAGAAACCATTTATTCGTGAAGGACTTCTTTTCCCAATTGATGAATTGAACTATTACAATGGCGTGCTGCCGGATGGAGATTATTTGACAGCCGCAGCGTGTGATGTCGCATGGGGCGGCGGAGATAGTTTGTCTATGCCATTTGGAAAAGCATTTGGAGATGACGCTCCGGTATTTATTCCAGCTTGGATATTTAACAAAGGGGATAAATACATAACAAAGCCGCTGGTGGTTGCGAAAACATTACAATATAAGCCCAATATGGTACGGTTCGAGGCTAATAACGGTGGAGATGAGTATGCAGAAGATATTGACACATTATTGCGTGAGGAGGGATTCACGACGAATATCTCTTGGAAGAAAGCAAGCAATCAGATCGGCAAGATGGCAAAAATAATTCAATACGCACCGGATATTCGGCGGAGATTCTATTTCCTCAACCCGGAC